AAGTATTCGGTTATGAAGTACTCCAGTTGAAACTGCGCAGTGTTGCAGGTTGCAATATCGGCGGGTAAGAGCTCAAGTAAAGCCCTCTGGTCATGTTTAAAACACAACCACACCGATAAAGACCTTGGTGAGTTAATGCGTTCAGCCAGAGAGAGAACAACTCTCTCCATAACATCACTGTTCGGCTTATGCATAAATTCACCCTCTGACTAGTACGGAGTGATCAGCGTAGTGCAAAGCGCGATGATCTGCGCTTCTGCCATAAGCTGAGCGAACATGTACCGAAGATCGGTACGGTTCAGAAGACTACTCCGTTCCGGGATCACAAGTTCCCCAAAAGCACGGGGAACAAACGATACCGTCGGCGCAGGCGCAATTCCAGAGACCGTATTGTTACTTACGTTCTCCAGGATAGGCTCGTGCAATCCGATAGTCGCGCGATACGTACGCTGGGCAGAAGTAGCACCGGCGGCACCGACGGGAGGGCGTTTCAGCGCTGCGCTGACACGCCAAAACCCAATCGGGGACGCATGTGCTTGATCTTCCCACCAGAATACGCCATCGCGATCCGGTCCAAGGGGCACAAACGTGTGGACCACAGGTGTTCCCTGTGTGTCTGTGAGCAAAATGCTCGCAGCTGCCATGAGTCACCTCATTTAAAGGACTTCGTAAGAAGCCCAACCTCATAAGGAGAAATTCCCTACAAGTAGTGCATCACTTCAACACTTGTTGAAGTAACGCCCCGGCAGAAAGCCATCTCTGCCATCCCATCTGGGCATGAATCGATGGAATGCGTGGAGCAGGAGCGCCCGACAGCACGCTACGAGAGAAAGAAGTCTGCCGCCACCAAGCATCATTATCATCGATATGGGTAACATAACCGGAGTTTTGGTGTTGCCCATCGAGGGTAAGATTCTGGCGAACGGTATACAACTCACTAATGTAGCCTGACTTAAACCTCGATCCATAAAGGAGCGAAGTTTCTAAGGACCGTAAAAACGATCCAATGTCGAGAACCCAATCAATGACGAAGGAGTAAGGGATAATCTCCCATCCAAGAGAAATCGGATTCAAACTGGTGAAACGATCCAGTGAGAAACCCGGTAACTCGAAGACACAGACAATGGTACATGCCTGCTTACCGGATGTATGCCTTGTTAAGGTAAACCCTCCGTTAGTGATGGTTTCGCTATCCTGCATGTAGTGGCTAGAGGTAGCTCTGAATTTCTTCAGAGTGTTCAGTACGTGATTCGTCAACTCGTTAGCGGCCCCAAAAAGGTCGTCAAAGAGAGGCTTCCACCCGTACTGAAACTCTAACCACCCATTAGCTACAGCCCTACGAGCCCCAGAACCGACAGTACGTGCAAGAGCTTCAGCTTCCCGAAGCCCTCGAAACATACGTCGAACCTGGCGAGTCTGAGCAAAATCAACGCTCAGATCGAGCCCTCCGCGCAGCTGATCATACAGCCGGTCAAGAGCCTGGTTGTAAAGATTGGACTGTTCCCAGGGAGGCAAAGCAAAGTCAAGGCAGTCAAAGACCCCAGTAATATCGGGGTTAAGCCAGCCACCACCATAATCGCTGTACCTGCGACCGGTCCAGTTCTTCCTGATCCAAGTCACGTAACTCCAATTGTTCGGGTCATGCATGTTTCCATGTATGATCGGACTAGAAGCGACGTGGTTATGTATCACGTTGAAAGGACCAGCCCATGTATCTCCAGTGATTGGAGAATGCACGAGGTTCAAACGGTTATGGTATTCGTCTCTGTTTTGCATTTGGGATTTCTCATTGAGAAAGGATGGGTAGATGGGTGTATAACAGGAAAAGCACTGCACAAAAGAGCAGTGTAAACCCGTCAAGCACTATCTTATTCACCAGAAATCTCGCAAAGTAAGCCACGATGCCCACATGGTCATCGTAAAGTACCCGCTCAACACTAGTTGACTAAGATGTCCTTAGCGACGAGTTCTCTTCCGGACGAGTAATGCAACCTTCACGGGTTTCTTGCTAGAAGCCTTGCGGGCAGATTTCGGAGGGGGCTCATTTTTCTGAGCCTCACGAAATATTCCGTAGGATGTTCTAGCAGATTGAAATCCAACGAAGACCGCACGAAACACCGAAGAGAGGACCTGAAGCAAAAACATCAAAGTCTCCTAGTGTGTCGTCCCCAGAGGGGGAAGCCAAGTGCTAAGCCAGACAACCTGACTACAGTACAGAGTCTCGAGTTCTGAATCAGACAAGGTACCTAAATAACTCCTAATGTAGTGCTCGTTGCAGTGAAACTGCTCCTTGCACAACATCTTGAGCAAATAGTGATCTTGTAAGAACAGAGAAACGAGAACCCGTCTGCGGGCAGATTCCTTGCTAGGCATATGGAAACCCTCAAAGGGAACGATTAAATTTAGCC